ACACGATGCTGAACGGGACGTGCACCGTTACCGTCTCGGGGAGTCGCGGTCCCGCCGGGTCGATGCGGCCGCTCCCATGTCTCCTGCCAGCATCTCGCGCGCGAGGCCGCCGAGACCATCGATGCGGAGCCGGACGTTGAGACCGTCCGTGCCGATGTCCACGCACTCAATCAGCAGCGTCACGATGCGAGCCTGCTCGGCAGGGAAGAGCTCGTCCCACAGCGGATCGAGCTGCTGCAGGGCCGCGCGGGCGTCGGCCTCGGTGATGTCGTCAGCATGGGCACGGGCCGCCTTCCACATGCCGGCCACAATCTCAGGCTGCCGGAACACAGCGCGCAGCTGGTCGACGACCGCGGCCTCGATTTCGCCCGCGGGCAGACGGCCGACCGGGCATGCCCCGGCGCCGTGCTTCAGCACGGTCTGGCTGACGTAGTAGCGGTACAGCTTGTCGCCCTTGCGGGTGTGCGTCGGCGAGAACGCGGCACCATCCGGGCCGTAGAGCAGCCCCTTGAGCAGCGCCGGCGTGTCGGCACGTGTGCGCGCGGCGCGCTTGCGGGGGCTTTCCTGCAGGATCGCATGGACGCGGTCCCATGTTTCGCGGTCGATGATGCCGTCGTGCTCACCGGGATAGCTGTCGCCCTTGTGGACCGCTTCACCGATGTAGGCGCGGTTGTTCAGCAGGCGATACAGGTATTTCTTGTCGATCCGGTTGCCGCGCGGCGTCCGGATGCCGCGTGCGCCGACCTCCCGCGCCAATTCCGTGCAGGACCCGATCTCGAGGAAGCGGGCGAAGATCCAGCGGACGTGCCCGGCGTACTCCTCGTCGACGACGAGCTTCCGGTTCTCGACGCGGTAACCGTAGGGCGGGACGCCACCCATCCACATGCCCTTCTTGCGGCTGGCGGCGACCTTGTCGCGGATCCGCTCGGCGGTCACCTCGCGCTCGAACTGCGCGAACGAGAGCAGGATGTTCAGCGTCAGCCGGCCCATGGACGTGGTGGTGTTGAACGACTGCGTGACCGAGACGAAGGTCACGCCGTTCCGGTCGAATACCTCGACCAGTTTTGCGAAGTCGGCGAGCGAGCGGCTGAGGCGATCGATCTTGTAGACCACCACCACATCGACTAGCCCGTCCTCGATATCTTCTAGCAGCCGCTTCAATCCGGCACGTTCCAGCGTGCCACCCGAGAGGCCACCGTCGTCATACTGGTCCCGGACCAGCACCCAGCCCTCTGACCGCTGGCTAGCGATGTACGCCTCGCAGGCCTCGCGCTGGGCATGGAGCGAGTTGAACGCCTGCTCGAGCCCTTCCTCGGAGGATTTCCGCGTGTAGATCGCGCAGCGCTGCTTGCGCACGATGGGCTTCGTCATGACCGGGCCCTCCGGTTTTTCAAGCCGAAGAACACCCAGCCGTTCCACCGCGTGCCGGTGATCGCACGGGCGATGGCGGACAGCGACCTGTAGGGCCGCCCCTGCCATTCGAAGCCGTCCGCGGTGACAGTGACGACGTGCTCGACGCCCTGCCACTCGCGGATCAGCCGCGTGCCGGCGATGGGCATGGTGTCCGCCCGGACGCGGCTTTTCTTGCGGTCGCCGCCGTCGAGTTCCTCGCCGAGCCGCTCCAGCCGCCGGACGGTCTCGGGTTTCAGCCCGCCATAGGCGAGTTCCTGGATGCGGTACGCCAGCCGGCTCTCCAGGTAGCGGCGGTTGAACGGCGGCGGCTCGCTGTCGAACAGGTCGCGCCATTGCGCCTTCAGTTCCGGCGTCGTCGCGGTCTTCAGCGCGGCAGTCGCGCAGGGATCGGATCGTGGGTTGTCATGCGGTTCTCCGGTGAGTTGGAGTTGCATGACGGCATGCGCTCGCCGGAGAGTGTAGGCGAATTTCTCCGGTGTCGTCAGAAGGTTCACCGTGTTCGCGCATTCTCAGCCGAACCAGCCCGAGCGCCAGCAAGCCGCACAACTCGGCGCGGCGCTCGGCGGGAGTCATCTGATCGGGCGGCAGAGGATTGGGGCGTTTCATGAAGGGCGGGTCCTTGCTGTCTCGCCCTTCTCCTACTCACCGCGATCGCGAACCGTCCCACGGGGTCCAGAGCGCCGCCGGCACAGGCATGCCGGACTCGACTCTGGGTTGTTAAGGCTGATAGAACGTTCAGCGAACATCCGATTCCATTCCGGGAGGTTCCATTGCCGTCCGACATCAAGAAATTCATCAATCCCAAATTCCTGCGCACGATCGATCTCGATCTCATGCGCGAACTTTTCGCCCGGCATTATGAGGCGGACGAGATACCGGTGGCGTTTGTTGGCGAGCCCGCCGCAATTCGACAGTCGCTGATGGACTATTTCGAGGCGCCCGTCACCGAATGGTCGGAAGGCGTCGTCGCCGATCTCCATCGCGTCGCAGAGGTCGGTACTGGCGAGGGGCTGCAACTCATCCTCAACGAGGCGCGGCGGCAGAACGTGGTCCTCTATCCCGATGCGGAAACCGGGACCGATGAGGACGCGCCGGCAAAGCACGACGCCAAGCATGTCGCGCTGCACACATATCTTCATCACCACCGCGTCTTCGAGGCTGCCGCGGACTTCCAGGCGCTTCGCGCGCCGAGCGCGATGGCCGAATTCCGCGGTCCGCGGCGCCATGTGGACGCCGATCTGACCGAGGACACCAAATCCGCGTTCAGGGCGGCGATCATCAAACTGCTCGCCCAGGATCTGCAGGGCGAGTACTGCCGCGTCGGCCAGTACGAGGAGGACAGCGAGATCAATCTCGTCGTCAGCCACGGCGCGCCGGTCACCACGACACCGGTCGTTGCCGGCGACCGCGAGGAAATCATCACCCTGCGTGCGGTGAAGTATGCCGCGCTGCGCTACTCCCCGGCCGAGGGGTTGCTCCGGGTCGGCGGGGTCGCCAAGGCCCGGCAGGCGGATATTGCGGAAACCTTCGCCGAGCACATCCTGGCGCAGCCGGGGTTCTTTGCCGGCGCGGATGCGCGCGACCTCTACACGCTCGATCCGATCGGCGCGGCCGGGCCGGGGTTCGCGTTCGACCATGCGTTCGACGAACGGATCCTCGAGGTCCGGATCGTCGCCGCTGCCGCAGACCTCTTCGAGCGCGACGAGGACGAGCAGAAATGGCGCTACGTGCGCAGCTGGGTGTCCAGGGACGCCTCCGGCGGAGCGCTGCGACACTTCCGCGAAAGCGAGGTACGCTTCGGGCGTGGCTGGCGGCTGGGCGAGATCACCTTCCGGGTGTTCTTCAAGACGGACAGGAAGCGCCCCGCCCAAGTCACGGCGCGCCTCAAACCGCCGGGCACGCTGGCCTTCCGCCGCACCCGGTTCGAGAAGGCGGTCCACGCCCTCGTCGCGCGCAACGGGCTGGAGACGGACCGCGATGCTGGCATGGTTGTGGACGCGGCTGAGTGACAGCGGCCCGGCGGTCTCGATCTCCGGACGGGCGCTGCGGCGCTTCCCCGAGGGCGACGTCGACCGTCTGCTGCGGGCGCGTGTCCTGATCGAGCGTCGCAAGGCCGACAACTGGCCGGTTTGCGCCCATTGCGACTGCGGGCTCGATGCGCGCCCGGTCCGATATGTCGGGCAGGAGCTGCGCGCCTGCTGCCCGGACAACCCCGCCGAGGACGTCATCCTAGAAGAAGGCGATCTCAAGCGTTTCGGCATCGACGCCCGGCGCCTCGCCGCACAGATCGCTGCGAGCGGCGGTCTCGCCGGGTCCGTCGCGACTGTCGTGGACGACGTCTGGATGCTCGGGAACACGCCTGCCGATGGGGCCCTCATGCTCTGCCGTGACGTCGACCGACTGGAGGCGCCGGGCGCGATCCTCGCGATGAAGTCCGCGGCGGCACCGCGGCTGGTAACGGTCATTGTCCATGAACCGGACCCGGCACTGGTGCTGCGTCTGCGCGAGGCCGGTATCGAGGTCTGGGCTCTCACGGACGTGGTCCGAACAAGCGCGGAGGGCGCTGATCGTCTGGTCCTCGACGGCGCGCGCGTTTCGACGGGCGCCGTGCGTCTCGTCCTGCATCGGCGAGCGCAGTCCGCCGTGCTGGACGGTCGGCGCCTCGATCTTCCCCCGCAGATGTTCATGCTTTTCAATATGTTCGTCGAACGGTCCTTGCAACGCGATCCAGTGCTCAAGGCGCAGGAGATCGAAGCGCAGTTCCAGCGGACGCCGCGGGAAATCGTTCGCGACCTGCGCAAGTCCCTGGTTGTCAGCGGTCTTGCGGAAGAAACGGCCGAGGCTCTGATCCAAACCGTCCGGACGCGCGGCTATTGCCTCGGTCTCGCCCCTTCAGAGGCCGCGATAGAAGACTGAGGGCCGCGGCTCACACAATCGGCACACATCAAACACACGCCAATCACACCGGCAGAACGATGAAGGCGGGCAGTCTCGGAGCATCAGAAACGATGTTCCGAGGCTTCCAACGATGCACCCCCTGATTTCCCCCTCCGACCTTGCCACGCTGATCGACGAGGCCGAGCGCGCGGCGCGACGCCTGCACCGCAAGCTGGCGCTGCCCGCGGCCGATCTCGACGATCTCCGCCAGGACCTCCTGATCGACCTGATCTGCCGGCTGCCGCGCTTCGACAAGCGCCGCGGCACCATCGGCGCTTTCGCGGGCATCGTCCTGCGCAACCGGTCCTCGCGGATCGCGATCCGGCACTACCGGGAGCGCCGCGCGCAGGGCGGCACGATGCTGTCGCTCAACGCGCCTATCGCCGGCAGCGCAGAGCCGCTGGGCTGCCTGCTGGCGGAGACGGACGGGCTGGCCGCCTGGCACGGTCAGGACCGCGATCCCGAAACGGACCTCCAGACCCGTGAGGCCGTGCAGTCCGCGTTGGCGCGCCTGCCCGAGGGCGACCGCCGGTTCTGCTGTGCGCTTGCCCATCGCTCCGTGACGGCGCTGGCCGCCGAGGGCTTCGGCAGCCGCTCGGCGCTCTACCGGCGCCTTGCCGATCTCCGCCACGTCCTCACCGCCTACGGGCTCGGGCCCGCCTGGGACGATCTCGCTGCGGCGTGAGTAGAGGCGAAAGGAGGAGATCATGTTCATGGGCACCACCCCCTTCATCACCGTCCGCGCCAGCCGTCCGCTGAGCGAGATCGAGTTCTGCGCCTGGGTGGCGCAGGCCGCGCCCGGCGACCGGCTAGAATATCACCGCGGCTATCTCGTGCTGGACACCTATCCGCTGTTCAGCGCGCTCGACGACAAGGCGCGCGGCGAGCTCGCCAGACTGGCCGGACGCGCCTTCTGGGCCGCCGAGCAGGGCCTCGTCCACCTCGTGCAGCAGCGCGATGGCCCGGACCGCTTCGCCTACATCGCCGTCGCCCGCCCCAAACCGAAGGCCGCCGCAGCCTCGCTGTCGGCGCTGCTGCTCGAGGAGCAGGCGGCGTGAGTACCCCCATCCAGACCCCTTTCCCCGATCGCGGAGACACCTTCATGCCCTTTCCCGAGAACACCCCGACGCCCGACGATCTGCCGGAGCTCGACCCAAAAGAGATCGCCGACCTGCCGGTCGAAATGCTGGCGGTACTGCAGCACGAGATCGACGCACGCCTCAGGCGCGACAAGGCCGCCAAGGCCCGCCTCGATGGCGCATTGAGCGTCCGCTACGCCGACCGCGCGATCGAGGAACGGCGGGCCGCGGCCAAGGACACTGGCACTGTCCGGTTCCACGACGGCGATTTCACCGTGGTCGCGGATCTGCCCAAGCGTGTCGACTGGGACCAGGCCCAGCTGGCCGCAATGGTCGAGCGCATCCGCGCCGCCGGCAACGATCCGCCCAGTATGTCGACATCGCCATCAAGGTGCCGGAGCGCAAATACGCGGCCTGGCCCGACGCGATCCGGAAAGGCTTCGAGCCCGCGCGGACCGTGCGCACCGGCACGCTCAAGGTCGAGCTTCTCTCTCAGG